GTCTTCGCCTTTGCTTCCAACAGGAGGGCCGGTGGAAGCGCAGCCTGTGAGCAGGGAAAGGTTGATGAGCGCTCCGCAGAGGAGAAGGATGATGTAGCGTTTGGCTTTTCGCATTGTCGATCAGGTTGGTCTGAGAAGGGCGCAGCGGTCGTTTCGCTTAGGAGTCGGGGCGGGTCAGTTTGCCTTTGACCTGGCCGATGAGGTGGAAGGAGTCTGCGTCGCTGGTGGTGACGGTCTTGGTGGCGAAGGAGTTGTTTTCGCTGATGAGATGTAGCTCTTCCGGCCCGGCACGGTGGACGTGCTTTACGTAGAGGTCGCCCAGCCAGTGGAAGGCGTAGATGCCGTCGCCGCGTATCTCTTCGCACGTCTCGCCGACGGCGAGGTCCCGGTCGAGGAGCAGGTCTTTCATGGAGTGCCCGCGCACTTCGGCCATGAACGCTCGCTCGGGATTGAGCCCGAGGACTTGACGGAGCCAGAGGCGTAAGAATTGGCCGAAGCCCACGATGCGATCGGAGGGGCCTCCGCCGTTTCCCGCCCCGAGCTTCCCTTCGTAGATGGGGACGTGGACCGTCTCGCCCACGTCTGTGCCGGGCGGGAGGTCGAGCGCCTCTCGAAACATGGTCGCCTGGCTTTCGAGGGCGGTTGTCTTCTCGTCGCTGAACATCGGGCCATTCCCTGTGAGTAGCCACCGAGCATCAACGTCTGAAAACACATCAACGACTTTGTATAAGAAGTCGGCCGGGATGCTTTGCGTTCTACCCCGGAGGTGGTTTGAGACGGTTTGTGGACTCTCGTCGAGCTGACGGGCAAAATCTGCTTGTGAGTCGGATTTCTCCTCTTGGATGGTTGCGAGCCGTTGGTGTAAACCAGCGAGATCATTCACTGTTTCTTAACTATTCAATTGTTGCTGGTAACTCCAATCGTTTACTAATATGGTTCGTCCGCATCGAACCACCGTCTGCTAATCTACAAAGTCCGATGGACGATTCCCAACGGGAGCAGTTGGAAGAGGACTTTTTTGATGCCCTCCACGCGGCCGGGTCGACGAAGAAAGCCTTCGCCGAGCGGGTGGGCTACAGTGATCGTTTCCTCGACTATTTCTTCGCCGGCGAGCGCGAGTCCGCGCAGCTGGAGCGGCTGCTTTGCCAGTTCATCCGCGAGCAGCTGCCGAGCATTCGCCGACGTGCGGGCGAGCTGGAGCGACGCTACGGCCGGACGGCGTGAATTCGGTGCGGGTCCCCCAAGATACCTTTCTCCTTTTCCTACGTCAAGAAATCGCATGTCGAATAGTCAACGCTCGATTCAACACGACGGCCCGCGTCGCCGCAGAACGACGATTCAGGACGTGATGTGGCGCTGGGTGGATGATGGATTCTACACGGTGGCCGACCTGGCGGGGCTGGCCGACTGCCAGCGCGGGACGATGTACGCCTACCTCGAGGAGCGCCGCAACTTCCCCTTCAAGCGCGTCAAGCGCATCGCGCGCCACGCCAGCCGCGAGTACGGCCTCAATGGTGTATCGCGGATGCTCCTCGACCGCGGACGGTGGGAAGTCAGCCCGCGCGGGAGCGGCCAGGCGGACGGGTGTCTGGACAACGACCTGGGGCCGATGACCGAGGCGCTGGGCTTGGCGCGGAGGCACCACCGCGAGGGCGACCGGGCGGGCATGGGCGAGCAGATCGAGCGGGCGGAGCGCGAACTGAACGACCTGAAGGCCGAGCGGGACCGGCTGTGAGGGGCAGCGGAACGGCGTTCGCTGACGGACGGCGGATTTGGGCTCCGACGCCGATGAGCAACACGATGACACTCACTGAACGAAGCGCGCGCTGTGCGCTCCCCGCAATGACTTCACGCAATTTCATGGCCGGATGCAGGGCTTGCTGCAGGCTGCTGACGGAGCGAGGCGGTGTGACGCCTCACATGCTCTAAGGTAGCGGTTGGGACCGAGAGGCTCCACCCCGGCCGCCTTTTCCTCCCGCATCAAGCCGCCGATGATTATGCGCGATAGCAAATCCTTTGTTCACCCGCTCTGGAGGCTGTGCTACTTGGCCCTCGGGTTTTTATTGGTCGCCCTCATGGCGAAAGCTCTTGCGGGCGAGTGTGCTGAACTTCACGACATGGCGATAGCGGTTGGCTCCGGATATCTCACGGGGGAGCTGGCCCATCGGCGGGAAACGCTGCCTCCCAAATGACCCGCTGACACGTCCTCTCGACCCGTAAACGAGAGGACATTCCAGAAGACATAAAATCACCCCACAACGCCGCCAGACGGCGACGCCGCCAAAACCAGAAGACATAATGAAGCGCCAGTTTACCGCATCCGAACTCGCCGAGGCCGACCTTCCGGGTCTGCCCGAAACGGCACGACGGATGCGGACAAGAGCGCAACAAGAAGGCTGGCAAACGTGCGAAGTGCCGCGCGAGGGCGGCGGCCCGCCGGCGCTGGAGTTCGCGCTCGACAGCCTGCCGGCGGAGGCGCGGGCGGCGCTGGTGGAGAAGCAGCTGGCGGAGAGCGATGCGGCGGCGTCCGCCCGCGCCCTCGCGCGCGAAATAGAGGAGGCCGAGCGGCGCGCGGCGGAGGCGGACACACGGGCGGCGCAGGACAAGCTGGCCGAGTGGAACGCGCTGGGGGGACCCCAGAAGCGCCGCGCGGAGGCGCGCCTTCAGATCGTGCTGCGCTGGCAGACGTACCGCGAGAGCGTGGGCGGGAGCGTGATGAAAGCTCGGAAAGGCTTCAAGCAGCTCTACGACGAGCGGCGGGCGGGGCTGCCGGCGGGCGTGCACGACGAGGTCGATTCGTTCTCGAAGCGGACGCTGCGGCGCTGGGGGAATCGCTACGACGAGCACGGCCCCATCGGGCTGCGCGACGGCGGGCCGCAGGGCATCGACCGCGAGTACACGACCAAGATCGACGCGGACGCGGAGCTGCGCGCGTCGGTGCTGGGGCTAATTCAGGACCGGGGCGCGCGGCGGCTTTCGGGGGCGAACGTCCACCGGGTGCTCGACGCGCAGTATGGCGACGACCCGGCGAAGGACGTGCCCTCGAAAGCGAGCGTGCGGCGCTACCTGAAGGCCTTTCGCGAGGAGAACCTGGAGTTGGGCAGCTACCTCGACGGGCCGCACGTCTTCAAAAGCGAAAAGCTCGTCGCGCACGGCTCGCTCTCCGACGGCATCGAGCGGCCGAACCAGTTGTGGGAGCTGGATTCGACCATTGCGACGGTGCAGGTGCAGACGCCGGAGGGGCCGCGCCGCCACGCGCTCTTGCAGGTGGTCGACGTGTACACGCGGCGGGTCAGCTTTCTGCTTTCGGAGACGTCGAACAGCGCCGCGATTGCGCTCCTCCTGCGGCGGGCGATGCTGGCGTGGGGCGTGCCGGAGGAGGTGCGCCTCGACAACGGGAAGGACTACACCTCGATGGCGATTTCCTCGCTCCTCGACACGCTGAACATCGGCGTGGAGCGGTGCGACCCGTTCGCCCCCGAGCAGAAGCCGTTCGTGGAGCGCGTCTTTCGGACGCTTCAGGACTCGGAGATGATGCTGCTCCCGGGGCAAATGGGGCGCTCGGTGGCGGAGCAGAAGAAGCTGCGCGACCGCGAGGCGGCGCGCCGGCGCGAGGGGAAGGCGCCCATTCAGCTGGGGCAGGTCTCCTTCGGCCCGGGCGCGTTGCAGGCGTGGCTGGACAACTGGGCCGAGCACGGATACGGTCGGCGCGAGCACTCGGCGCTCGGCTGCTCGCCGTTCGAGCAGGCGCGCCGGTACAGCGGCCGCGTGCGCCGGATCGAGGAGGAGCGCGCGCTCGACGGCCTGCTCGAACCCGTGCCGCGCGGCGGGACGCGCACCGTCCAGAAGAAAGGCATCCAGATCGGGACCGACGACGCGGGGCGGGCGCGCTGGTTCACAGCGCCGGCGCTGGCGGGCGAGGCGCAGGTGGGGCAGCGCGTGGAGTGCTACTGGGACGCCCGCCAAGAGGGGCGCATCTGCGTGTACGGGCGCTCGGCGAGCACGGGGGAGCGCGAGTTCATCTGCTGGGCGGAGACGGGGCAGACGGGCGAGGACCTGCGCCGCATCGCGGTGGAGTCGAAGCGCAAGCAGCAGGAGCGGCTCCGCGAGGAGGTGCGCCGTCTCAAAGCGGACGTGGGGGAGCAGGACGCGCCGTGGCTCGACGTGGCGACCGCGCAGATGGAGGAGGGGGAGCGCATCCGGCTCATGCCGAAGGCCGGCGACACGCACTCGACGCCGGGGCTGGAGGCCGCCGGCGAAGCGGTCGCCGCGCGCGAGGCGCTGGACACCGAGCGCGAGCTGCGCGCGGAGAACACGCCGGGCGAGCGTCGCCGGATTGCGGAGCTGGAGAAGGCGGAAGACGACGAGGCCGTGGGCGACCTGGAGCGCCCGACGTACTGGTCGAGCGATCAGGAGTGCTACGACTGGGTGCGGCGCGCCTGTGCGGCGGGGCGGCGCGACCGAATCGAGGACAACGACTGGCAGATCGCCGAGCAGTTTGCTGACGACCTCGGGCTGGAGCTGCCCCCGCGCGAGTCGCCTTCGGGAGATGGCGATGAGGACGGCTCGCCCTTGCGCAAGGTGGTTTGACTCGATCCTTTGTTCGTTTCTTCTCACGCCTCACGTAAACCCCTCTTATGGCTACTAAAAAGACGATGCAAGAGCGCACGGATGACCTTTCCGAAAAGGCTGCTGATGAAAAAACGGGCCGCGTTCCGGCGGGGCGTCTTTTGGCGGCCAAGCGTGCGCTGTCGGCGATGATGCTGGCGGCGCTGGAAACCGATGACACGGAGGTGCTGCGGTGTTACATCGGTCCGTACTGCGCGCTTGCCCAGCTGGCCATCGAGCGCGACGCCTACGCGGCGGAGGCGCCGGCCCGCGAGGAGGACGAGGGGGCTCGCGAGGAGCCGACGGCGGCGGGGGCGCTGCTCCTGGAGCGCCTGCGCGCGTTCGAGCAGGCGTACCGGGGCGTGATGGACGCGCGGGCCAATGAGGTTTCGGTCGATCCCGACGCGCTCTACGAGGCGGTCGATGCGCTTCTCGACGCTGCTGACGAGGTAGGGTACTACCGCCGCCTCAAGGACGACGTGTGACAGGAGACGATGGGGCCTTGTGGGGGCCGAAGGTCATACCCTCCGCGGTGCATGCTCCTGTGGTGCATCGTGCCCCTACGACTGCTCTGGCATCGAGTTAACTCCATCCTTCGCCCGCTTCCCCCCCTTCCCTCCTGGGACTACTGATGACTGACGCCGTCCGCCGCTTTTCCGAGCACCTCGCGCCCATCACGATCGCCACGACCGAGACGCCGCCGGAGCTACGCCGCTTGGCCGTGCGCCTCGTCGCCGAGATCGGGCCGCATCGCACCGCCTACCTCTTCGGCGTGGCCCGCAGCACACTGGACAACTGGTGCCGCCGACGCCGCTGACGGGCCGCCCTCCGCTCCCCACGACTCGACCCTTTCACTCCACCCACCAAACCGCCTTCCGGCCCATGCGCCACAAGACCGTCAAGACCTCGAACGTCGTCCGTTTCCTCTCCGCCGTGCGCGACGCGCACGGGCGCTCGCCCAACGAAGAGGGCATGATCTACCTCGCCGGCGAGCCGGGCGAGGGCAAGACGACGACGATTTCCTATTGCTGGAATACGCTCGGTGGGGCGTACCTGCGCGCGATGCGGCACTGGACGCCGCTGTCGATGCTGCAGGCGCTCTGCCGCGAGCTGGAGCTGGAGCGGAGCGGGCGCACGGCGTACTGCTTCGAGCGCATCACCGAGGAGCTGGTCGCCCGCGAGCAGTTCACGCTCTTCGTCGATGAAGTCGATTACCTCTTTTCGAGCGCCGATTTGCTCGACACGCTGCGCGACCTGTACGACGTGACGCGCACGCCGGTGGTGTTTTGCGGGGAGGACAAGAACGCCAAGCGCCTGCAGCAGAACGACCGCTTCAGCCGGTTTCGGCGCCGTTTCCTGCGGTGGGTGGAGTTCGACGGCATCACCGAGGAGGACGCGCTGAAGGTGGCCGGCGAGCTGGTGGAGGAGACGAGCGTGGCCGCGCCGCTGGCGAAGGCGGCGCACGCGGAGGCCGCCGGCAACATCGACGCGCTGGTGAGCCGGCTCGGCGAGATCGAGCGCTTCGGGCAGCGCAACGGGCTGGAGGAGGTGACGCGCCGCCAGTGGGAGGACGCGCAGCCCGAGCAGGGGCCGGGGAGCGGCGGGGCGGTCTCGCTCGGCGCGCCCCGCTCGAACGGGCACGCGGCGGCGAAGCGGGTGGCGGGCGCGTAAGGACTCCTTTCGCTCTTTCTCGAAAAAAACTGACGAGACGATGCCAAAGATCGACCCCGACGCGAAGACCGACCGCGAGCGCGCCTGGGAGCACGTGAAGCAGCGCCGCACCTTCTGGGTCACTGACTTGGTGGAGGAGGTCGGCATGTCGCGCTCGAACGCGCAGCGGTTCTGCCGCGAGCTGGAAAGGCGGGGCGTGCTGGAGGGACGCCGGGAAGCCCGGCCGAGCGGTACGACGGAGAAGCGGTACCGGCTGGCCTGCGTCCCGAACTCGCGCCGCCCGTGGCTGGGCGATCCCGAGTCGCTGACGTGGCAGCAACAGGTGTGGAACACGATGCGCATGATGCGCCGCTTCACGCTCGACGAGGTGATGCGCGGCCTTTCGGAAGACCCCGGGGCCGCCTACGACACGATCCGGCGGTGGGCGAAGGTGCTGGCCGAGGCGGGCGTGCTGCACCGGCTGGGGCGCGACGGCGACGGGCGCCACATCTACCGCCTCGCCGCCCACGGGCGCCCGGAGCCGCCCACGGTGCGCGCCGGCAAGGTGCTTACTGACGACGACCTTTCTTCTGACTGACCCCTCCCCCTCTGCAAACGATGAGCGACAAACAGCAGTCCCCGACCGGAGCCCACTGGCGCGAGCTTTTGAAGCGCGCGGTCGCCGAGCGCGGCACGAGCGCCGTGGCGCGCGCGCTGGAGTACAGCCCGGCGGTGGTGTCCCAGACCCTGAAAGGCCAATACGCCGGGCGCGTGGACCGCGTGGCCACGCGGGTGATGGAAGTCTTCGGGCAGGAGGAGGTGGAGTGCCCGGTGCTGGGGACCATCGCCCGCGAGCGTTGCGGTCGCATCCGGCGCTCGGATTTTCGCGCCACGAACCCGACGCGCATCCAGCTCTGGAAAACCTGCCCGACGTGCCCGAACAACCCCGACGCCGGGGGTTGACGCCCGGTTCTTTTCTTCTCACTCACCCCCGCATCCTCTACCATGATGCCTCTTCAAGACGGACTTCTTCAAGACGGACTTCTCGTCGTTCTTTGCGCCGCAAGTTTCGCGCTCCTCGCGTTCGGGTTGTCGTCGCTCATCGAGATGCACTGGCGGAAGGGTACGAACGCGCGGCGGCCGGAGGAGCGCTCGGGGGCGGACCTCTCGGCCGAGCGGTTGATGGAGCAGCGCGAGATCACGTACTGGGCCGAGCGCTACGAGCAGAGCGGCGCGTGCGCGCTGGGGGGATGCTCCTTCGAGGAGTACCTGCAGCGCCCGCATTACTACGAGAGGATCGCCGCGGCGCGCCGTGATTTGCGCCGCCGTCTGAAGGCCTCGGTGCGCGCGCCGGCGCGGCGCAACTGAAAGCCGGGCGACCGACCTCATCTGCACTTCATTCGCTCACGACACCTTCCGGAGCCATGACGCAGAAAGAGCAGGTCCTCGACCACCTTCGCAGCGGCGACTCGCTGACGAGCATGGACGCGGTGCGCCTTTTCAACATCACGCGACTGGCGGCGCGCATCTACGAACTGCGGCAGGACGGGCACCCCATTCAAGACGAGACCATCGTCAAGCAGACCGCCGACGGCCGAACGCAGAATTTCAGCCGCTATTATCTCGACGCGAGCGACGGGGCCGCGAGCGAACCGTCCGCCGACGAAGAGCCGGAGCAGCAGGCGTCCTTCGGCGACCTGGCCGTCGGCGCACGCTTCGAGCTGGACGGGCGCGAGTGGGAGAAGCACGGGGCGTTCCGCGCCATGTCTCCCAGCGGCCCGGGCGGCGGCTTTCGGGAGGTGGCGCCCGGGCAGACCGTCACGATCACGGACGTTCAGGAAGGCTGGGTGAACGGCGACAAGGAGGTTCTCGAACACACCGAGCCGGAGGACGCATGAGCACCAATTGACCCTCTCCCTGTGATGCCCGAAGAGACCGACGTTCAGGAGACCGAAAGCGAAGAGGAGCCGACGCCGGAGCAGCTGCGGTGGGCAGGCCTCCAGCTGGAGCGCCTCGAGGCCGAGCAGTGCATCGTGATGGTGTCCGGCGATGACGATCAGCCGGAAAAGGCGGCCCGGGCGCTGCGCGACGCCGCGAAGGAGAAATGCCTCGCGCAAGTGGCCATCGTCGAGGCGCCGCGGCGGGACCGCTTCGGCGTGGAGCAGGTGAAGCTGAGTGCGGAGCTGAAAGGGGCGCGCCGGCAGCTCCTCCTGGGGCGGGCGCAGCGGCACGGGACGCGCGACAGCGCGCAGGAGGTGCTCGCGGCGGCGCTGGAGTCCATCGGGCGCGGCGACGTCGGCGTGGCGGTGGTGCCGATGGGCGTGGCGCTCGACGAGGTGAGCGAGGACGTGATGCGGGAGCACGGCTGGGTGCGCGCGAGCGAGATTACGGAAGAAGGTGAGAGCAACGCATGAAATGGTTTCAGGAATACGTGTCGGCATGGGCGGAGGAGACCTTCCCCGAGGCCACGCGGGAGAGCGTGGCGCATCACTTGGCCGAGGAGGTGACGGAGCTGCACGACGCGGCGCTCGCCGGCGAGCGCGAGGCGCTTCCGGGCGAGGCGGCCGACTGCCTACTTCTTCTGTTGCACCTGGCCGAGCAGGAGGGCTTCGACCTCCTCGACGCGGCCCGCACAAAGCACGACATCAACCGGCGGCGCGAGTGGGGCGAGCCGGACGTAAGCGGCGTCTCGCATCATCTCGGCGACGATTGCTCTTGACGGTAGAGGGGGACCCCTTTCAACCAACCCAACTGATTTTTAAACGATGAGTAAAGCCGCCTCAAAAGCTGATGACGAAGCCTTCCTGAGGGGCCTCACGCAGGAGCAGTCCGCGCGGCGCAAGCGCGACCTCGCGGCGATCCACACGGCCAAGCGTAAGCTGGGCCTCGCGGACGGTCAGTACCGCGACCTGCTGGAGGCGTGGACGGGACGGCGCTCGGCGAAGTACATGCGCGCGAAGGAGCGTGGGGACGTCATCGAGAACTTCCGCAAGATGGGGTTCGAGAAGAAGGGCGAGCAAGGCGACGACGCGGCGCCTGAGGAGCCGGACGACGAGGGGCGCCCGCTCCCGCCGGAGGCCGCCCGGGCGGACGCGGTAGAGCAGGCGCAGCACAAGAAGATCGTACATCTTTGGCGGGCGCTCTACCAGGCGGGCCAGATCGACGACCCCACGATGAGCGCGCTGTGCAGCTTCTGCACGCGCCAGACGGGCATCCAGCACGTGCGCTGGCTGCCGCCCCGAGACGCAAATACCGTCATCGAGTCCCTCAAACAATGGATTCAGAGAGAAAAGACGACCCGGAATTAGGCGACGCGCCTGGCGCGGACCCCCTCGGCGAGGAGCGGATCGACGTGTGGGAGGCTTTCTGGTCGCAGGCCGAGCCGGAGGACCTGCCCGACGAGCTGGGCGAAATCGCGCTGGACCGCGGTATGGGCGTGGCGCGCTACCTGGCCGAGCGCTGGTCGGGCGCGCAGCCCTACATCAAGTCGAAGTCTACGATCATCCGCGACTTCGTGCGCGAGCGCGTCGAGGAGGAGTTTACGGGCTTCAACGCCGGCGCGCTGGCGGAGCGCTACGGCATCGACCGCCAGCAAGTCTTTCGCATCCTGCGAGGTGACGCATGACCCACCCCATTCCTTGGACGCCCTACTTCGGGCACTACCACAAGATCGAGTACGACGTGCAGCTCGCCTCCGGCGAGGTGGTGCGTCGGTGCTGGCCCAATGGCGGCGATTTCCACGGCTTCGGTGGGCGCGTCGTGAGCGGGGACGAGGTGGAGGCGGTGCGGCCGTGGCTGCCGGAGGCGTTCCTCGCAAAATGTTCTGCAACGGATGCTCAAGAGGTGCACTGATGGAAGACTACCGCTACGTCTACACCGGGTCGAAGCCGGCCGAGCGGCTGGCGGAGGCGGGCTTCGACGTAGAGCTGCGCAAGGGGGAGCGCTGCGCCCCCGTGCGGCGGCCCGACGGGCGCGTCGTGCGTTCTACCGACGCGGGCGTTGCCAATGCGCTCGTGGACTTCGAGTATGGGGGGCGCGAGACGGTGAGCCCGCGGCGGCTGCGGCTGTTGCGCAAGTGTCGGAAAACGTTTCTGGTGGCCTGTTCGAAGGGCAAGCGCGAGGGCACGCACATGGCGGCGGACCTCTACACCGGCGATCTCTTCCAGAAGAGCCGGGCGTACGTCGAGGAGCGGAGGACGATTTCGAGCCGTTGGTTCATCCTGAGCGCCAAGCACGGCGCGCTGCCGCCGCACGAGCCGCTCACTTCCTACGACCGGGCGCTCCGCGACTGCTCGGCGGCCGAGCGGCGGGCGTGGGCGAGCGAGCTGGCGGAGCAGCTCCTGCGCTGGACGACGCGGCGCAACTACTTCGTCGTGCTGGCCGGGCGGCTCTACCGCGAGCACCTGCTCCCGAAGCTGCGGGCGGCGGGGCACCCGTGCTCGTTGCCACTGGCGGGGATGGGGATCGGAGAGCAGAAACGCTGGCTTCTCGACCATACTAACGGTACCGACCGATGACCGACTACCCTGTTCTCACGCCAGACGACCGGATGCCCTTCGGGCAGTACGAGGGCGACCCCGTCTGGCAAGTGATCCAAAACGACCACGAATACGTCACCTGGCTCATCTACGAGGCAGGCGTGGACTTCGAGCTCGACGACAAAGCCTACGAAATATACCTCGCCGTCAAAGGACCCGATTAAGCAGAATGACATAGTTCAGCCGCGGTTCGCCGTCGGCTGCAACGACGGATTCTGTGTACCGCTATTTTCTCAAACTCGTACAAGACGATGAAAGACATTGTAGTCACGACGCCGAAAACGAGAATGGAAGCAGCTGCTCGCGAGGCGAAAGAGGCGCGCGAGACGATACAGGCGGGCGGCGAAAGTTGGTATTTTCGCAATCTCGGCAAAGGCAAGCCGAAACACTTTTTCGAGGGCGGGCGCGTCTACTACGTCGAAGACGGTTGGGTGAGAGGATTTGCGAAATGCTTTGCACTCACACCCGACCCGAAGGGCAAAACGTGCGTGACGACAGGGCAGCGATTCAAGCCCGGCTGGTACGCCTGTATGGACCCGAAAAGTTGGACGTGGATTCTGCCGATTGAGATGGAGGGCTTTCAGGGCTGGCGGTACTGGAAGGTGCACCCGCGGAAAATCTCGCCGGCTGGTGGGTGGCTTGCTCCGAAACCCGACGTGCCGGAATGAAGGCGACAGACAGGCCACCAACGCCCGCCCGGTACACAGAATCGCAAGCTCTGCGGCGGCTCGCCGTCCGCAGCAGCGGAGGTTCTCTCGCGCGCGGCTATGTAAAACTTTTTTAGGGCTGCCGTACTTCGCGCGCTACAATGGGCACTCCCCGGCGACGAGCATCGCCGAGGGGTGCCTTTCCTTGTTCGCGCCTGTGGCCATGCGCCTCGCCGACTCCATCATTTACCGCGACCGCGTGAGCGCCCGCTTCGCCGAGGCGCTGGTGGCGATGTGCGGGCGCCTCGGCGTGAACCCCGATTACATGATGGCCTGCGTGGCCTTCGAGACGGGCGGGACCTTCGACCCGGGCATTACCAACGGCGACGTCGTCGTCTGGACCGACGGCGAGCCGGGCGGGGACTACCGCCTGCGCCGCCGGCCGGGCAGCTCGGGGACGGGCCTCATTCAGTTCATGGCGCGCACGGCCCGCGGGCTGGGCACGACGACCGGCGCGCTCGCGGAGATGACGGCGACCGAGCAACTGGCGTGGGTCGAGAAGTACTTCCGACCCCACGCCGGAAAGCTACGCTCGCCCGAAGACGTCTACATGGCGATTCTCTGCCCGCGGGCCGTCGGCCGCCCGCTGGGTACGGTCATCTATACCGACTCGAATGCCTACCGCGCCAACATTGGCCTCGACGCCAACGAGGACGGCGCGATCACGAAGCGCGAGGCGAGCCGCCCCGTGCGCCGCCTCTACGAGCAAGGGCTGGACGCCCGGCGAAGCCGGGACGCGTCCGGGTTGCGCCGCACGCCGCTCGAAATGCTCGACCCGGCTCCGCCGGTGCCGCTCGACGCGCCCAGCCCGCTCGACGCGCTCGACTTTGCAGCCCCCTCTTTTCCGTCGAACACTCGTTCCGCAAACCCCACCCACGCCGTGACCCAGAAGACCAAGCTCAACCGCTCTTCCGCCGAAGACATCCAGTCCGGCGGCGTCTCTTCCGAAAATGCCGAAGCCGGCATCAAGGAAACCCTCGAAGTCGGCGAGTTCCTCGAGACGTTCGTCGTCGGCCTCGTCGAGCGCGTGCGCGACGGCATCGGCCCGTCCGACGCGGTGATGCTCGTTCTCGACGAGGACATCCGCTCCGGCGCGATGGAGGCGGTCGCCGGCCTCGGCGACGTGCCCGGCGAGGTGCTGGGGATCGACCCGGCGGAGCTGGACGCGGTCGTCGGGCGCTTCGAGCAGGCGGGGTTCACCATCGCGCGCGCCTTCATCGGCGACGCGGACGGGGAAGAGACGGCCGGCATCGAAGAGATTCTGGACGTGCTCGACTTCGCCGAGCAGTTTCTGTTTTTCGTGGTCGAGTCGCTCAAGGACGGCGTGCAGCTCTCCGATGCTGTGGAGCTGGCGCGGGATGCGGCGCTTCAGGAGGCGGCGCTCGACGCGGTGGAGGGGGCCGCGCGCATCCCCGTGGAGGCGGCGGACCTGGGGCTCGACGAGATCGAGCAGCTGACCGGGCGTGTGCGCTCGATGGGCTTTCGCTTCTACCAGGCAGTGTTGCGGGAGTAAAACCGGGCGCTCGCGTTTCGCTGTTCTGCCGCTCCTTCTTGGCCCCGTACTTGTGTTCAACTGGCAAGCGATCGTCGCGCTGACGGGGATACTCTTCTTCTGCTGCGGGACGCTTTTCGGGGCCATCAAGTGGCTCATCGACAAGAACATCCATCAGCTCCAGGAGCGCTTCGAGAAGCTCAACCTCAAGATCGAGCGCGTCGAGAAGCGCTTGCAGGATCGCCAGGAGGAGATGGCGCTCAAGATGGACCAGCGTGAGCAGCGCTTCGACCGACTCAAGGAAGACTTCGCGGACTTTCGCCTCGACGTCGAGCGCGAGAAGGTCGATCACGACGACTGGGTGCGCGTGGAGGGCGGGCAGAACATCATGCTTCAGCGCATCTCCGACCAGATCAGCGAGCTGGCCGTGGAGATCGGCTCGCAGGAGACCGTGGCCGACCAGGGGGCGCCGTTCCCCGACTCGGCGCATCCCTGACGCGGCCCGCGCCCGACCTTTCCCGATTCGCATTTCCCAGACCGACCGTTCCCGCTCCATGCCTGGCAGCCGGCTCGAAAAGCACCGCCGCGAACAAATCCGCGCCTCCATTTTGATCGTGCTCGATGTGGCCCGCCCCGTGGCCACGGGCGAGCGCACGGTGCACTCGGCGCTCGGTGACGTGGACGATTACGTCGGGCAGGGTGAGCTGCGGCGCGCGCTGAAGTACCTGGAGGACAAATCCCTCGTCGAGATCGACGAGGACAACCCGCACCAGTGGAAGCTCATGCTCACCTCGAAGGGCGTCGACGTGGTGCAGAAGACGCGCGACCTGCCGCCCGGCATCGGCTCTATCGACCTGGACACGATGAAGTAAGTGCCCGCGCACAAGTTTGCGGGCAGGACGGCGGACCGTGGACGGAGGACGGCGGACGCGAGATCGGTCTCGCCCATCGTTTTCCGCCTATCGTTCCGCTGGTTAAATACGCGATAACTTTTGCACCGGCAAGAAGCTTTTCCCCTCCGCTACCATGCCGCGTCCCTCGAAAGTCGAGCAGTTGCCGCAGGAGCTCCGCGAGGAGCTGGACGAGCGTCTGGTGGACCGGGGCTTTAGCGGATACGAGGAGCTGGCCGAGTGGCTGGAGGAGAACGGGCACGCGATCTCGAAGAGCAGCCTCGGGCGCTACGGCAAGGGCTTCAAGGAGCGCCTGGCGAACCTGCGCGTGGCCAGCGCGCAGGCCAAGGAGATCGTCTCCGCGATGGGCGACGACGAGGGCGCGATGGGGGAGGCGCTCACCTCGCTTGCGCAGGAGAAGGCGTTCCAAGTGCTGATGGACATGCAGGCGGGCGAGCAAGACGTGCCCATCGACCGGCTGATGAAGAGCATCGCGAAGCTGGGCTCGACGGACGTGCAGCAGAAAAGCTTTCGCATCGAGGTGCAGGAGCGCGCCGAGGAGGCCGCGCAGGAAACGGAGGAAGTGCTGCGGGAGGAGGGCCTCAGCGACGACGTGGCCGAGGGCATCCGCGACAAGATTTTGGGCATCACCGAGTAACGGCTCTTTTATGGCGCGCCGGCAGCCGGTACCGGACGAGCAGGACCCCGCTCTCGCGTTCGACGCGGAGGGGGCCGAGGAGCGCCTGGAAGAGGCGGCGGCGGGCGCGCCGGATGCGATCCTGCTCCCGTACCAGCAGGCGTGGGTCAGCGACGACGCGCCGGTGAAAGTGCACGAAAAGAGCCGCCGCATCGGGATCAGCTGGGCGGAGGCGGCCGACGCGGCGCTCTACGCTTCGCGCTCGAATGGGGCGAGCGTCTACTACATGGCGTACAACCAAGACATGACGCGCGGCTTCGTGGAGGACGTGGCGTGGTGGGCCGGCTGGTTCGACATGGCGGCCTCAGCGGTGCAGGAGCGCGAGGAGGTCTTTCAGGACGGCGACAAGGAGCGCTCGGTCAAGGTCTTTCAGGTCGAGTTCGACAGCGGAAACGTCGTGCAGGCGCTCTCCTCGAACCCGCGCAACCTGCGCTCGAAGGGGGCGCCGGGCGAGCGCGTCATCTTTGACGAGTATGCGTTTCACGATCATCAGGGCGAGCTGCTGAAAGCGGGCATGGCCTTCCTCACGTGGGGCGGGCAGGTGCGCGTGATCTCCACGCACAACGGCGTCGAGAACGACTTCAACCAGATCATCCAGGACGCCCGGGCGGGGCGCAACCCGTACAGCGTGCACCGAGTCACCTTCGAGGACGCGATCGAGCAGGGGCTGTACCGGCGCATCTGTCTGATGAAGGGGGAGGACTGGAGCCTCCAGAAGGAAGTGGAGTGGGAGGCGTCGATCCGCGAGTTCTACGGCGACGACGCCGACGAAGAACTCGACGTGATCCCGCAGCGTTCGGGCGGGCGCTTTTTCAGCCGCGTCCTGGTCGAAAGCGTGACGGACGAGGACATTCCCGTCTGTCGGCTCCAGCTGGAGGACGACTTCGCGATGAAGCCCGACCGCGAGCGGGCGACGGCGGTGGCCGAGTGGCTGCGCCGCGAGGTGGAGCCGGTCATAGGCGAGGCGGTGGCGCCCGGCTTGGCGAGCGTGATGGGGGCGGACTTCGGGCGGCACGCGGACCTGTCGGTTTTCTGGCCGGGGCAGGTGCAGAGCAATCTGACGCGGCGCGTGCTCTGCTCGGTCGAACTGTCGAATGTGCCGTTTCGCGAGCAGGAGCTCATCCTCGAGTATCTGCTGGGGCATCTGCCGCGCCTGCGGCACGTCTCGCTTGACGCGGGCGGGCTGGGGATGCAGCTGGCCGAGCGGGCCGCGCAGCTCGTCGGCTGGGTGCGCACGTCGCAGATCAAGATTGACAAGGGGTTTTACCAGGAGAACTTCCCGCGCTACAAGAGCGGCATCGAGGACGGAAAGATTCTGCTTCCGGCCTCGGCCGACGTGGTCGGCGACCACATGGACGTGGTGCGCGAGCGGGGCGTGCCGAAGGTGCCGGCGCAGCGCCAACGGCAGGGCGAGAAGGGGGAGGGGCGCCACGGCGACGCGGCCATCGCGGGGCTGATGCTGTGGCACGCATCGGAGCAGGAGGGCGCGCCGCTGGAGGAGTGGGAGAGCACCGGCGCCCGCGCGACGACGGGGGCCATGCAGGACTTCGCCGAGGGCGGGCGGCAGCGATTGGGCTTCGGAGAGGAGGGCACGATCGAGCGCGGCTGGGGAACGGTGAGCGGGCCGCTCGAAGGGATGCAGGGGTTTGCGTAATGCAGCTTCAAAGAGATGCGTCTTCCTGATGAGTGGGAAACGGCCAGCACGTTTAAGCACCCCGTAAGCGAATGATTGTAGACCACAAGGGAAAAGCTGTCGGCTTCGCCGAAGACGGCGAGGCCGCGCCGGAGGAGCCAGTGATGGACGAAGTCGCCGCGGCGGGCGGGGACGACATCGCCGGCGGCTGGGTGGGTGACCTGCAACCCTTTCAGGACGCGATCCTGGCCGGGCAGCGCGAGGGCCTGAAAGGCTACAAGCGCGTCAAGATGGACGGGCAGGTCAAGGCGCTGATGCAGCAGCGGCGCACGGCGGTGCTGCAAAACGATTGGGTCGTCGAGCCGGGCGGGACGTCGGCGAAGGACGAAGCGGCGGCGGACTTCCTGCGCGAGCAGCTCGAGCGCATCAAGTGGGACGACACCACGGGAAAGATGCACTGGGGCACGTTCTACGGCTACGCGGTGGCGGAGCTGCTGTACGGCCGGGACGGGCGGCACATCGTCTGGGACGAAATCCGCGTGCGCGACCGGGAGCGCTTCCGCTTTGACACCGACTTCAACCTGCGTCTCATCGAGCGTGGCAAGCCGCAGGGACGCGAGCTGCCGGACCGGAAGTTCTGGTGGTGGTCCACCGGGGCCGATCACGACGACGACCCGTACGGACTGGGCCTCGCGCACTACTGCTACTGGCCCGTGTATTTCAAGCGGCAGGGGATGCGCTTTCGGCTCATCTATCTGGAGAAGTTCGGGCACCCGACGCCGGTGGGCAAATTCCCGCCGGGCACGCCGGAGGGCGAGCGCAGCCGGCTCCTGCAGGCGCTGAGCGCAATGACGACCGACCAGGGCGTCATCATCCCCGAGGGGATGGAGATCGAGAAGTACGAGGCCGGCCGCGGCAGCTCGCAGAGCGGCTACGGCTCGCTGCACGACGACATGAACGCGGCGATCAGCAAGGTCATCCTCAGCCAGACGATGACCACCGACGACGGCTCCAGCCGCTCGCAGAGCGACACGCACAAAGAGGTCGCCGACGGCGTCACGGTGTCGGACAGCGGCCAGATCGACGAAAGCTTCGTCGAGCACCCGGCGCGCTGGCTCACCGAGCTGAACTACCCGCGTGCGGAGACGCCCAAGATCTTTCGCCAGCTCGAAGACGCCGAGGACCACCAGGTGCTGGCCGAGCGCAACGAGAAAATCAGCACGACGGGTTACGTGCCGACGCAGGAGAAGATGGACGAGGATTTCGGGACGGGCTTCGTGCCGAAAGGCTCCGAGGGCGCGCCGGGGCCAGAGGCGACGGGCAGCCGGCAGCCGCCGGCGGCGGGGCCAGGCGGCGGCGAGGCGAGCTTTAGCGAGACCGAAGCGGAGGACGCCCGCAGCGGCTACGCCGACCGCGCGGCGGAGGCCGGCGACGACGAGGTGCAGCGCTGGGGCGAGCAGGCGCGCGAGCTGCTGGAGGAGTGCGCGAGCCTGGCCGAGTTCAGCGAGCGCCTCGTCGGGCTGTACCCCGAAATGAACTCAGGCCAGCTCGCCGACGTGCTTGGCGACGCCATGGGCGCGGCTCGCCTGGCCGGACGCTACGAAGCTACGCCGGAAAGCCAAGAGGAAGAAGAATGAGCAACCGCAGACGTGTGTTCGATCTGGGGCAGCCAGCGGCGGCTTGCCCTGCGCTCCGGCTGACCATACCGGGCGGGGCGGGGTACGCGCAGCGCCTCTTCACACACTGGACGCACGCAGACGGGAGCCTGGCGGACTGGCCAAGCTGGGACTACCTGCTGACGATCCAGCGCGGGAGCGCCGCTCGCCGGCTGGAGCTGACGCCCGGTGCGGGCCTCCTGGTGGGCGAGCGCCCGGATGCGCTGCGCTTGCAGCTCACCGCGGCGGAGGTCGAGAGCCTCAATGACGGGTATGAGCACCCGCTGCAGCTGCGCATCACGGGGGCGCGCGAGGAGCCGTGGTTCTACTTCGATGAGGAAGACTCTTACATCAAGGTCGAGAACCGCTATGAGTGACGAACGGGTCGGGCACATCCCGCAGGAGAAAGGCATGGAGGGACGCGCCGGGCCGCAGCCGGGGCCGGAGGGGCCGGAAGGACCGGAGGGACCGCAGGGCGACCCGCCCCCGCTTGACCTGGTCCAGCTGCGCACGACCGATGATACGACCGACTACCATACCGACCAGCTCAAGGCCATTCCGTGGGACGGAACCGTCGAGCTTCAGCGCGGCGACGCGCTCGTGCTCGACTCCGCCGACCCCTCACGCCTTCTCGTCCAACAGGAGGGCGTCTACGACGTGAGGGCGCACGTGGCGCAGCTCATCGACAGTGAGATACGAACCAATATCCGCGTGCGCCTCGCGAAAAACGGACAGCCGCTCGCGCCGTGGGGGCAGTCCAGCTACATACGAAATCAACGAAATCACCGCCAATCGTCCACGAGCGTGCAGTCCTACCTCGCCTGCGCCGCCGGAGACGCCTTGCGTGTTGTGTGCGACAAATACGACACCAAAGGCCGCGTCCGCCTCCAGCCTGACGGCACGCTGTTTGAGACGCGGCGGCTGGGGGACTGAGGCGGCGTGCGAAGCACAAACCTTCCAGGTTTCGGAAACCTGGAAGGTTTTTTTCGTCGAGTCAGAAGTATGCTCATTTAGCGAAAAGGCCACCAACCCCCTATGCCCGAAACCACGTCCGGCGAGCCCTACGCGCAGCTCCCCCCGGCGGAGGCGGTGCGTTTTTTTCAGGACAAGCTCGCGCTCCCGACGCGGGCGTGGACGGACGTGCTCCGCAGCGAGCACGACCGCGCCTTCGTGACGGCCGGGGCGACGAAGATGGACTTTCTGCAGGACCTGAAGGGCGAAGTCCAGAAGGCTATCGAGGAAGGCACGACCATCAAGGACTTCCGAGAGGGCTTCGACGAGGCGGTCGGGAAGCACGGCTGGCCCTACGACGCGGAGGACAGCGAGGCGTACCGCAACTGGCGCACGCGCGTGATTTACGAGACGAACCTGTCGAGCGCCTACGCGGCCGGGCGCTACGAGAAGATGACCGACCCGGACGTGCTGGAGCGCCGGCCGTACTGGCTCTACCGTCACGGCGGCAGCCAGAACCCGCGCGAGCGCCACCTGAGCTGGGACGGCCTCGTCCTGCCCGCCGACGATCCGTGGTGGGACGCGCACTACCCGCCGAGCGCCTGGGGCTGCAGCTGCACGGCGTTCTCTCTGTCGAAGGCGGACGTCGAGCGGCGCGGGCTGGAGGTGGCCGAGGAGGCGCCGGAGGTGCAGACGCGCGAGTGGACGAACCCGAACACCGGCGAGGTTGAGGAAATCCCCGAGGGCATCGATCCCGGTTGGGGATACACGCCGGGCAAGAGCCGCCTACGCGCGCGCTCGCCAGAGTTCGTGGACAACTGGCCCGATGAGGCTCCGAACGTGCCGGAGGGTCGTGTGCTCTCCTCTCCCGAGGCGCGCGACTTTCCGGCGCCGCGCACGCTTTCGGAAGAGGTGCTGTTGCCCGACGACCTCACGGGGGAGGAATACGCGCGTGCCTTTCTTCAAGAGTTCGGAGCCGACATTGATGAGCCGGAGATCGTGGAAGACGTGACGGGGGAACCGCTTGTGGTCTCCGATGAGCTCTTCAAAAATCGAGGCGGCGAGTGGAAGATCAAAAAGCAGGGCCGCGCCCCGTACATGCGGCTCCTGGCCCAAACGCTGCAGTCCCCGGACGAGGTATGGGCACGGCTCGAGCCGGTCGGGACGAAAGCCAATCGCTATACGCTCCGTCGCCGTTACCTTGCGCGGTGGGACGTGGAAGGCCAAGCCACACAGGCCCTCGCGGTGTTCGAGTGGAGCCGAAGCGCCTGGAACGGAATTACGACCTTCCCGCCACGCCCTGAAGACTACCTTGAGCGCCAGCGGGCTGGCGTCCGGCTGTACGCGCGTGCCGAAGAGGAGGCCGATGAATCGAGCGACTCAGAATGATGATGTCCGCAAAGGGAGCCGGCGTGCGGCCCGCCGGCTCCGGCTCCGCGCGTCTCTGGGGGGCGGCCGCAACCGACGGCGCGCGGTAGTCGTGCGGACTGCTCCTATTTACTGTTGCCCTTCGCCCCGGTTTCGCCGGCGCTCGCCCGGCGCTTCAGAATCGCCGTAGCGCGGCGCGGGCGGCCCGTGTGCGGCATTGCCCTACCCCTCCGGCGCGCGTGGCATGATCGCCGAGTTAAAAGCCTTTTACGGCACACGCGCCCACGAGACGCGAGTGGTGGTCGTATCCGGTGGGGGCAGGACGCAAAACGGGCCGCTGGTTATGTAAAACTTTTTTAGGTGCGCCCGGCTGTGGCTGCTAATCTGGGGAATCACTCGCGGGCGAACGCCTGCGCTTTGGCCGCCGCCCTCCTGCGATACATCGGCGCTCCACGCGCATGAAGCGTCTCCACGTCTTTCGGTCTGGCACGCACCGCACCGCCGACGGGCGCGAGCTCTCCTTTTCCGAGGAGGACGTGCACACGTCGGCGGCGGTGTACGACCCGGGCGTCTGCAAGGCGCCGCTGGTGATCGGGCACCCCGAGGGCGGCAGCGCGCCATCGTTTGGGCACGCGGCCAGCTTTAGCGCAGAGGAGGGGTCGGAGGGCGAGGCCGAGCTTTACTGCGACACCGCGCGCGTTCCGCAGGAGGTCGTAGAGTGGGCGGAGAACGGGCACATCAGCGGCGTGAGCGCGAGCTTCTACGCGCCGGAGCAGGAGGCCAACCCGGTGCCGGGCACATGGTATCCTCGACACATCGGCCTCCTGGGGCAGCAGCAGCCGGCGATCAAGGGCCTCGACAACTGGCCGAATTTCGAGGAGGACGAGGAGGAGGCCGTTGAGCTGGTGGTGAGCTTCGCGGAGGGCAACGCCGACTTCGCGGAGGCGTCGCGCGTCGCCGACCTTGTGGGCCGCATGATGCGCTCGATGCGCGACTTTCTGATTGACACCGAGGGCACTGACACGGCCAATCAGGTGCTCCCGCCGTTCTGGATCGAGGACCTCGAAGAGGAAGGCCGCGGCGACGCAACCGACTTTTCCGAAGACCCGTCGCCCTCTTCTGCGGGCGACGACACCGACGCTCCCACCGATTCCCCCGATTCTACGATGGACCCGGACGACGAAAACGAGACGGACCCCGAGACGGACGCTGACACGTCCTCCACCGACGACCGCGAGGAGGCGCTTTCCGAGCGCGAGCAGGAGCTCGCCGAACGCGAGGCCGCGCTCGACGAGCGCGAGTCCAGCGTGGAAGACCGCGAGAAAACCCTCAGCGAGCAAGAGGCCGAGGCGCAGCGCCAGGAGCACGAGGACTTCGCCGAGGACCTCATCGAGGACGGCGCGCGCATTCTGCCGCGCCACAAGCGCACGGTCGTTGCGGTGCAGAACGCGCTCGCCGGCGGCGAAGAAAGCGTGGACTTCAGCGAGGAGGGCGGCGAGGACGATGAGGTGCCCACCCTCGACGCCTTCCAGCGCTTCCTTTCGGAGCTGCCGCAGAACGTGGACTTCTCGGAGGTCTCCGCGCCCAGCGGTGACGGCGACGACCCGGTGGACGCGTCCGACGCCAAGAGCCTCGCGCAGGCGGCCGTCGATTTCCAAGAGGAGCGCAAGGAGGCCGGCGAGACGATCAGCATGTCCGAGGCCGTGCAGCGCGTCAAGGACGAGCGCGCCTCCTGACGCCTCTTTTCCGACGCTCCCTTTTCTGCCCCCGCGCGGCCTCTTTCGCCCCGCCGCCTTCTTTCTTCCTTCCCCAGCCCGACCCCGAGCCGATGCGCAACCCCGGCCTCATCAAAGCCTACGACGCGCCCACCTCCATCGAGCCCTTCCGCATCGTCAAGTACGGCGCGGCGGAGGGCCAGGCCGAGCAGGCCGCTGGCGCCGGTGAGGCGCTCTTCGGCGTGTGCGACGACCTGGGCGGTGTCGAGGGCGCCCGCGCCGACGTCGTCGAGACGGGCGTCTGCGAGGTCGAGTACGGCGCGGCCGTCACGCGCGGCGACCTCCTGACCGCCGACGCGCAGGGCCGCGCGGTGCCCGCAGCGCCCGCTTCGGGGGCAACGGCTCGCATCATCGGGGAGGCCAAGATCGACGGCGCGGCTGGCGACATTGGCTCGCTCAAGATCATGCTGTCCCAGGTGACCGGCTAACGGCTGCCGGGGCGGTTCTCACCTTTCCCACGCCTTCCTCCACTCAGACCAGACCCATGAAGCGCTCCCTCTCTCGCGTTCTGCCCTTCGTCGCTTTCGCCCTGGCGCTCGCCCTTGCGGCGTGGGCGCAGGAGGCGGCCGCCGCTGCCGGCCCGGCCGGCGTGCTCTTGGCCGCGCCGACGCTCTTTCCTTTCCCCGTGCAGCCTGAACTGCAGGCGGTGGCCATCGGCTACCGCAACCAGCGCCTCATCGGCTACGACGTGCTTCCGGTGATGCAGGTGGGCAGCCAGGAGTACGGCTGGTACAAGTGGGACGTGGCCGAAAGCTACAGCCTGCCCGACACGAAGGTCGGCCGCACCTCGGCCCCGAACCGCGTGCAGTTCCATGCGGAGGAGAAGACCTCGCGGACCGAAGACCACGGGCTCGACGACCCGATCCCGATGAAGGACATCGAGGAAGCGCCCGACGGCGTCGACCCGCGCGCGCGAGCCGTCGAGGGCATTACCGACTACGTCGAGCTGGGCCACGAGAAGCGCACCTCCGATCTCGTGTTCGGCCTCGACACCTACCCTTCGGCCAACCGCGTGACGCTCTCGGGCTCGTCACAGTTCAACGACTACGACAACTCCGACCCGCTCGGCCGCATCGCAGACGCGCTCAACCAGCCGCTCATTCGCCCCAACACGCTCATCTTCGGGCAGCGGACGTGGACGATCTTCCGGCAGCACCCGAAGGTCGTGAAGGCGGTGCACATGAACGCCGGCGACAGCGGCATGGCGAGCCGCGAGGCGGTGGCCGACCTCCTGGAGGTCGACGCCATCTACGTCGGCGAGAGCCGCCTGAACGTGGCGGCGAAGGGACAGGCGCCGAACTTTGAGCGCATCTGGGGTCCGCACCTGGCGATGACCTACATCGACTCGCTGGCGCGCCCGACGCAGAGCCAGACGCGCGTGACCTTCGGCTTCACGGCGCGCTACCAGGACCGCATCGCCGGCACCTTCGAGGACAACGACATCGGCCTGCGCGGCGGCGAGATCGTGCGCTCCGGCGAGTCCGTCGACGAGAAGGTGTGCGCGCCGATGGCCGGCTACTTCATTCAGAACGCGGTGTCCGCCAGCTGACGACGACATACCCCAAGGTGGTAGGGTCGAGGAAACGCCACCGACTCCAAGCGCCCGGGTGACCATCTCGACTCCGGCCCGGGCACTCTTGCCCACGACCTCGACGCTTCTCACCGACCGCCCCTACTCGCGATGACCTTCGACGTCCAGAGCAACTTCGAGCACGACGGGGAACGCTACGACGCCGGCGACACCTTCGATGGCCTCACAGAGAAAGAGGCGCGGCAGGCCGGCCTCGTGCCCGACGTGCTTGCCCCGAACCCCGGCGGCGACCGTTCCGCTGGGGGCAGCACCAAGAAGGGCGACTCGAAGAAGAAGGACGCGAAGAAAGACGACGACGAGTAGCCGCTCCGCCCCTCCGCGCCCCTGCCTCGACTCCGGCCATAGGCCCCCGCCGTTCCGATGTACGCCACGCCCGCCGACGTGCTGCGCCGCCAGAGCGCCTACGATCTGGTGCAGCTCACCAACGACCGCGACGAGGAGGTCCCGCTGGGTCTCTTTCGCGCGGTCGTGGAGGGGGCGGACGTGAGCGGCGCGCCGACCGAGCAGGTCGAGGCGGCCGAGGCGTGCGTCCTTGCCATCGAGGAAGCCATCGAGGACGCGGAGAGCGAGGTGGATTCCTACCTGGCCACCGGCGGCTACGATACGCCCTTCGACGCGAGCGAGACGCCGCGCGTGCTCGAAAAGCACACCTCGGCGCTCGCCTACTACGAGCTGCACGAGACGCCCACCGAGCACCTGCGGGCGGAGCGCGAGGACGCGATCTCTTGGTTGAAGCGCGTGGCGAACGGCCGCGTCTCTCTGGGGCCGACCGAGAGCGGCGACGACAGCCCCTCTCCCTCCGAGGGTGTTGCGCACAGCGGTTCTGATCCGGTCTTTAGCGGGAGGCGCGCCTCGACGCCCGGCGGCCCGACCTTCTTTCAGCGCCCGCGCTCGGTCGTGGGCGCATAGCACACGCCTTTTCCCACTGGAATGTCTGTCTTCGTAAACGTCGGCATCGACGGGAAAGAGACCGCCGCGCAGGCGGCCGAGGAAATCCGTGCGCGCACGAGCGACGCGAAGCCGCTCCTGAAGAACATCGGGGAGCACATGCTCCTCTCGGTGGACGACCACTTTAAAAATGAGGAGGGGCCGAGCGGCGAGGCGTGGGAGCCGCTCGCGCCGGCCACGCTCAAAGCGAAGGAGCGCGACGACATTTTGCAGGAACGGGGGCGGCCGTCGGGCCTGCGCGGCTCGATCACGTACGAGGTGCTCCCGTCGGGGGTGCGTTTCGGGACGCCGAAGGTCTACGGGCGCGTCCACCAGCTGGGCATCGGCGAGCGCTCTTCGGTCAAGACGCAGCAGCGGATGCCGGCGATCCCGGCGCGGCCGTTTCTGGGGGTGTCCTCCGAAGACCTCGAGGCCATCGAGGGGATGATTACGCGTTTCCTTTCAGAAGACGAAGCGTAGTCCCATGGAGCTGTCACAAGTGGTCGACCGGGACGCGCTGCAAGAGGCCGCCCTCGCGCTGGCGAAGGAAGACGACGTGCTGGCGGGCCTGCAGCTGGAGGTCTTTCCCGAGGACGCGGAAGACTACGTCGAGAACCACTTCAAGAGCAAAAAAGGCGCGGTCGTCTCCAGCTACGCCGGCAGCCGGAAGACGAAGGGGGGCGAGCACCTTTCCGAAAAAGAGTTCGTGCTGGACTGGCAGGTCCTCTCGCGCTACCGCACCGGGGAGCGCGGGGCGCTGCGGTACATCCGCCACGTCGAGGCGGCGCTCGAAGGGGCGCGGCTGAAGATTGAGGGCGACGGCGGCGCGCTCTGGGGCTTCGACGTGAGCGTGTCGAGCGACCAGTTTACGGGCGAGCACAAGGGCGTGTGGATGTACACCGTGAAGGTGCGCTGCCAGAAGGTCTGACTCCCCTCCACTTACACGCGACTTTTCCTGCGTTACGACTCCGCTTTTTCGATGGCTACCACGCTCGAAGGCGCTCCCAGCTACACGATCACCGTGCCCGACGTGGGCCGCGTCACCTACCGCCGGGGCGAAGAGCTGCCGGCGGGGCACATCGCGCACGTGCCCGACGACGACCGGGGCCTCTTCGACATCTCCGGCGGCCCCAGTCCGAAGACGGACGCCGACTCGAAGAAGACGCCCTCGAAGAAGTCGTCCTCGAAATCATCCTCTTCGACGAGCAAGAGCAACTCGAAAAGTAGCAGCTCGAAGAAGGGCGACGCCGACTGAATCCCGTTCGACGCCGCGGCCCTGACCATCCCACTTTAGCGCCGCTGTAAGGCGGCTTTTACACTCGCTTTTTCTCTCCCCTAAAGCCCCTTCCTGCGATGCCTACAGTAGACAAGCGCAACACCGTCGAGCACCTCCACACCGGCGGCTCCGACGTCGGCCTTGCCGTGAAGCTGACCGCGGAGGAAGCCGCCCAGATTTACGGAGACTCGGCCTCGACCGGGTGGTACGTCTTCGGCACCTTCGAGGGCGGGACCATCGCCTACGAGGTCGACTCCGAAGAGGACAAGGACGAGGCCGGCCAGATGACGGGCAAGACGATCGTCTCCAGCAGGGAGTTTATGCTCTCGAACACGATCAAGGAGTCCGACGACGCCACGCAGGACCTCATCGACGACATCCTCGTCAAGTCGTTTCACGACTACCGTTACGCCCTCCCGGTCGGCATGAAGGAGGTGGATGACGGGTCGGGGGGGACGACCACGAAAAAGGCGCATCAAGTCTACGGCGTGCACAATGGCAAAATCGCGCCCGGCTTCGAGATCAGCACCTCCGAAGGGGAAAAGCGGAGCCGCGAAATCGAGCTGCGCTCGACGAAGCAAGGCGACACGCCGGCGTTCGTCCGCAAGACCGTCGACCTTGATGACCAGACGACGTGGCCGACGGCGTTGGACCCGTTCAAGGACGGGTCGCCCTGACGTGCGGCGCTGACCTGCTGGGCTTCTCGCATGACCATTCGCAATGAGCGAGGACGCAACCGTTCCTGCCGAACCGGCCGAGGCCACGCTCGGGCGTGTGTCGCGCTTCGTGGAGCTGCTCGTCGACGTCGGCCTCGCCGACGCGTTCGACGAGGCGCGCCAGCGCGCCCTCCAGTCCGAGGCGCAGCCCGCCGACGACGAGGAGACTGAAGGCAAGCAGCCCTCTACGATCACCGAGCAGGCCGCTGCTGGGGGCGAGGGCGAGGAGGTCGCCTCGGAGGACCTGACCGTGCGGCTGGACATGGGGCGCTTCCTTCGGGCCATCGGCAAGGAGGGGCAGCTCGCGCGGCTTGGGGCCATCCTCTTCGACGTGGCGGAGGAGGAGGCGGAGAAGATTTCCTTCGACGATCTTGAGGACGCTTTTTTTTTGTACTCGGTCAGGTGCGAGCAGCTCACCGAGATGCTCGCCGGCTCCGCCGTCGCATTGGGGTGACGCGGCAGCCGGAGGAGGAGGGTACGGGCAGCGACTCTGGGGTGCGGCGTGACCTCGGGGAGCTGGCGCTCTTCTTGGCGGAGGGAGACGTGACCGCCTCGGCGCAGGAGGCGATGCAGACGCCCTACCGCGAGGCCCTGGAGATGACCGCGCGCCTCTCGAAGCGCAACGCCGACAAAAAACGCGAGATGGAGCGGCGCATGAACAACCGCCGCTGACGAATTCGTTCTCACCCTCTTTCCCCCCACCGCACCGTGGCTGAGAACTTGCAGTCCAGCTTCGACATTCAGGTCGGGTTCCAGACCGGGCAGGCGGCGAAGTCGCTGTTCCGCGATCTCGAGCGGGAGGAGAAGCGCTACCAGAAGCGCACCGAGCAGCGGGAGAAGCGCCAGCTTTCGCGCTCGGAGCGGCGGCAGCTGAAGGTCAAGAAGGAGATCGAGAAGCGCCGCCGCAAGCTGGCGGTCGATTCGGTCCAGGACGAGACGAAGCGCCGAGTCAAGCAGATCAACAAGCGGTACGAGCTGGAGCGCAAGCACATCAAGCAGCTCCTGAAGGCGCGCCGCCGCGCCAACGAGATCACCGTGCAGGAGTACCGCGACCAGCTCGACACCCTCGACCGGCGCCTGCGGTCTATGCGCGACCGCAAAGTCGCCGACGCGCGGGGGCAAGGCGTCGCCGGGCAGGCGGGCGTCGCTGCGGCGGGGGCCGCCGGCGCGCGGGGCGGGGGGCTGCTCAGTCGGTTTTCTGGGGTCTTGGATGACGTCGGGTTGGCTGGCGCAACCGCCGCCTCCGGCGGGATTGCCGCAGCCGGCATCGCGGCGTACAAGGCCGGCCAGCAGATGCTGAAGGCGGGGAGGCAGGCCATCACGTTCGAAGAGCAGCTCGCTGCCGTTCAGAAGACGACCGGGCTGGCCGACGAGGAGCTGTCCCGCCTCGGCGACGAGTTGCTCGCGATCTCCTCGCGGACGGGCGTGGCCGCGGGCCAGCTGGCCACGATGGCCGAGACGGCGGGGCAGGCCGGCGTGGAGGGCGTCGACCGCATTGCGGCGCTGAGCGAGACGGTCGCGAAGCTGACCTCCGTCTCCGATATGAGCGCGCAGGAGTCGTCGGAGGCCATTGCCAAGATCAGCGAAGCCTTCGAGGTGCCGATCACGAAGGCCGAGGCGCTCGGGTCGGTCATCAACGAGTTGAGTAACACGACCGCCTCGAAGAGCGGCGACATCGTGCAGGGGTTGCGCCGGGTGGGGACGGCCGCCTCGCGCCTCGGCGTGACGACCTCGGAGGTGGCGGCCATGCAAGCCACGCTCGTCGAGAGCGGCATCAAGGCGGAGACGGCGGGTACCACGCTTCGCAACGTCTTCGGGCGCCTGGAGACGCGCGCGAAGAAGCTGGCGGAGGTCACCGACCTGACAGGGCAGGAGTTCTCGGAGCTCGTGCAGGAGGACGCGCTCGAAGCGCTGCGCACGTACTTGGCGGCCCTAAACGAGGTGCCGAGTCAGCTGGCGGCGATCAACGTCAAGGACGTCTTCGGCGACCAGAACCGGCTCTCAGTCCTGTCGATGGCCGAGAGCATCGACCGATTGAACGAAAACATGGACGTCTCGCAGACGGCGTTCGCTGAAAGCATGTCGCTGCAGAACGAGTACGCCGCCTCGCTCGACTCGGTGAAGAAGCAGTTCAACCTTTTGACGGCGAAGGTGGCCGCGCTGGGCACGAAGCTCAGTCAGACCTTCCTGCCGGCGCTCGAATCGACGCTTCGCGGCCTCAACGCGCTCTCCGGATCGGTGGAGGAGACGGCCGGCGAGGTCGAGAGCCTGCGAGGGGAGATGCAGACGCTCGACGAGACGGACCAGCTCCTGGATCGGTACAACCAGCTGGTCGAGGACGGCAAGACGGAGACGGACGAGTTTCGGAAGGTCGTCGACACGCTAAATGACAAAATGCCCGGCTACATCGCCCAGTACGACGATGCGGGTAACGCGGTGAAGCTCTACGCCGGGCAGATGCGCAAGGCGCTCGATGCGCAGCGCAAGCTGAAGCGTGTCCAGTTGGACGAGCAGCTCGCCGAGATGGGCGCGGCGTTTACGGATGCGACCGAGGACATTGCGGAAAGCGAAGATGCGGTCGACACGGCCGAGTCGCGTTTGAATGACCTGACCGAAAAGATCGAGCAGGCCCGCCGCGCCGCGCGCGAGGCCGAAGCGAAGGGCAACGATACGCAGGCGGAGGCCATCCGCAGGACGATTCCCGGACTGAAGCAACGGCGTAAGGAGGAGCAGGCCGAGCGTCGCGAGCGTCTGCGTGAGGAGCGCGAGGAGCTGGAAAAGCTTCAGGAGCCGCTCAACGCGGCGGTGGACAGTATCGCTGAGCTGTACGGCCTCTACGACCGCGGCTCGGACCTCGATGCGCTGCGCGAGGCGCTGGGGCCGCAGATGCGCGAGGAACTGGACCTGACATCCGATCAGTTCGACCGTCTCTTTCGCCGCGTGGCCGCGCGCCGCCAAGAGATACTCGCCGCCCGGCCGGAGACGCCCGACGAAAAAAAGCCCGGTCCCAATGGCGATCCCAATGGCGATCCCACCCCGGACGATCCCGACCTGGAGGCCGGGCGCAAGGAGCTGGCGAAGCTCCGCGGGCGCGTGCGGAGAGAACAGTCCAAGCAGGAGGGGCTACCCTACCAGAAGGAACTGGACGCGCTCGCGGCGCTCGGCGAGCGTTACCCGCAGCTTGCCGAAGAGATCGGCCAGGTCGCGCAGCAGTATCACGCGCTGGCCGCGGCCGCGCGCGAGAAGGAGCAGGCCGAGCAAAAGGCGAAGGCCGACGAGCAGGTCGCCGACGCCGAGAAGGAGACGGCCGAGCAAGAGCGCCGCATCGAGGGGCTGCGCGAAGAGGCGCGCGTGCGCCGCGAGTTGGCCGGCATCGAGGACCCGCTGGAGCGCCGCCGCCGCGAGGCGCAGCGCACGTACGAGCAGCAGGTCGAAGCCGCCCGCGAGGCCTATGAGCGCGAGAAACGCCTCATCGAGAAGCAGGTCGACAACGAGCGCGTGAAGGCCGCGCGCATCGAGGCGATCAAGAAGGAGCGTGACGCGGAACTCCTCGCCGCCGAGCAGGAGCGCGTCCAGGCGATGGATGACATCCGCGAGGAGGCCACCGACCGGCAGCAGGAGCGCCTCGACCGTCTGGTGGACCACGCGACGCGCCTGACCGACGCGCTCGTCGACAACGCGTTTGCGGCGTTCGAGCAGAAGCAGGCGCTTTCGGATGCCGAAGTCGAGCTGCGCCGGATGCAATTCGAGGAGGAGAAGAAGGCCCTCCGGGAGAGCCTGCAAGAGCAAGAGATCAGCCGGCGGGAGTACGACCTGCGCATGAAGAAGCTCAGCAGCGACCGCGCGGAGTTCGAGAAAGAGGTCGAGCGCGGCCGCGCCTCCTTCCTCAAAAAGAGCGCGAAGAGCGTGCGCGACGTGGCCATCGGCGCGGCCAAAGATGAGGCCAAACGGATCATTGCCGAGAAGCTGGCGGAGCTTTCGATCTTCGAGGCCTCCGAAGCCACGAAAACGGCGACACAGACGGCCGGAGCGGCGACACGCGCCGGCGCAGAGGTGTCAGCTGCGGCGACGGCCACGTCGGCGAAGGCGAGCGAGACGGCGGCGCACACGAGCGCGGAGGGGACGAAGACCGCGTCGACGCTATCGGGGGTCGCCGCGCGCGTAGCGGCGCTGGGCAGCGAAATCGGCACGACGCTGGCCAGTGCCGGGGCGTCGATCATTAGCGCGGTCGCCAAGGCCATCGAGTGGCTGGCCTCGGTGGTAGGTCCGTTTGCGCTGGCGGCCATTCCGGCGGTGGCCGCCGGGGCGTACGCGGCGTTTCAAGGAGCAAAATCCCTGTTCGGGTTCCAGTCGGGCGGCTACACGGGGAGTGGAGCGGAGGACGAGCCGGCCGGGGTGGTGCATGGAGGTGAGATGGTGATGGAAGCGCCCATCGTGGAGGGCCAAGAGCGCGAGTGGATGACGATGCGCGGGATGGCACAGCAGGGCGTGCCGGTGAGCCACTTCCTCGAAGCGGGCGGAGCCCCGGGGTACGCCGGCGGCGGCGTCGTTTCTCTGCGGGAAGTAGGGACCGTGGTGCGCAAGCCGAGCCCTCGCGCGGGCGGGGAAAGGAAGAGGGAACAGCAGGCCGGCGCCAGCGCGGAGGACGTGGGCCGCTTGGCACGCTCGGTGGAGCGCCTGGCCGAGGACGTCGCCGAGGCGAAGCGCGAGCCGACGCCGGCGGTCATCGGCAACGAGGCCGCGCGCCAGGCCGAGCGTGCAGCTGCGCAAGAGCGCTGGAGAGAAAATGCAGGGGCACCGCGATGACTGAAGCGTCGCTACAAATCGAAGACCCGTCCGCCCCCGGCGAGCTGCTGACCTATGACTCGGCGCTCTTTGCTGATGAGAAGATGCGCAAGAAGAGCCGCATCGAGGACGGGGAGCTCAAGAAGGGCAAGGTGGACGTGCACGTGCGCTCCACCTCCATGCTCGGCGTGGAGGTGGGGCAAGACGCGGCGGTGCGTGAACAGCTGCCGGGGGGGTGGCACCGCTGCCGCCTCGTGGCCGACGGACGCGAAATCCTCAACGGCAGCGTACACGGGCTTTACGGGATTTCCACCGGCGCAGGCGCGGGCGGGGCCTACACGTGGTCGCTGCGGCTCGAAGATCAGGCGCTCGAAGACCTCCTTCGGAGGCTGGAGAATACGCGCATGGACGCCTCTGTCATTAACGAGGCGATTCAGTCGAGCGACTACATCAGTATGTCCACGCACTTGGGGGAGGGGACCAGTGCCGAGCGCCGGCCGTGGACGCGCCCGGCGGCGCTCTGGAATCGCTTGATCGAGGGACTGGCCGGCGTCACGCAGCCCGAACCGCTGGACGGGCTTTTCCCGCTGACCGTGCGCGCGAAAGACCCCTCCAGCGGTGACCGCATCGAGCACACCTACTCGACCGACGTGGTACTCTTGGATTCCACACGGCCCTCTGCGACGACGCTGCCGTCTCTCACTGGAAGAGATTATTTCGACGTGCTCCGTGCCGCGCAGGGCGCGCGGCTCTTTGCAGGCTACACCGGCTTCCCGGAAGACGCCATCGACGTGACGCTACGCACCGGCGGGTGGAGCGACGAGGGCGGCCTCCAAGAGCTTACGCCCGACTCTGACGGGTACGACTGGACCACCCGGAAGGCCGAGCAAGACGGCTATGCGCTCCGCTACGAGAACGAACCACCGCAGCACAAAGAGTACGTCGGTCAGTTCGATGAGGACTTTTCGGCCACCGATGCGTTGCCCACCGCACCGGCGCTTTATGCTGAGGTCGGCGGCGGGTGGCATTTCTCGGCGGACGGTAAATCGGAAGAACGTTCTGCGGAAACGATCGGTCTTACGCTGCCGGGTATCCCCGACGCCGCGTTTAACACCAAGACCTATCCTGATGGCTACCAGGAGGCGGTCATGATGGGCAAGCCGCGCGTGACGCCCGCCTCGGACGGCGGGGCAGCGGGGCAGGACGGCGGGACGGTCTACATCGCGGCGGTTGCGCAGAACGACTCCGACAACTACCGCGCGGTCGAGTGGCGCGAGGTGCTGTTCCCCGCAGCAGGGCAACCCGATCACGTGAGCGAGCTCTGGCCAGCGTCCCTGATGGCGCGTCAGGAGCTGAAGGCCGTGCCGATGCGCCAGCTAAAGGGTACCTTTCGTGAGCCGGACACGCCGCTCGCGCCGGGGGGCTTTTCGGAGGGCGCGTCGCTGGAAGGGCTGCCGTACCTCGTCGAAGAGCTTTCGGCGGATGTGCGCGCGCACACCATCGACGCAACGCTCATTCGCCCGGCACGTCGACTGTCGGACCCCGCCCTGCCCCCGACCGGGCCACCGGCATCGCTGAACACGAACCACGGGTATTACCAGACTGGATCGGAGGCCACCTCAGACGTGAGTTGGATCAGCTGGGGGGACCCGGTGGGCGCGGCTCCGCCGGATGCCTACCAAATCCAGCAGCGCAACATCAACCAAGACAGCGGCGGGGAGTGGACCGATTGGGCCGATCATCCAGAAGGTCGCATCAACATGTTCGGTATGAGCCGCCTCCAATGGCGCATCCGCAGCATCTACCACTGGGCGCCTGACTCCGACTGGGTGTACACCGAAGAAATCGAGCGACAGTAAGAATGCAGCTGACGGGCCCTCCACGTATCGGGCGCATCCTGATGCCCTTCGCTTCGAAGGAGGGGCCCGTGGAGGTGGCGTGGCCGGAAGACGGATCGGTGCTTTTCAAAAACCTCACGCAGACCATCGAGGAGGTCGAGACGCACCTGCGCGGCAAGGTTACGATCCGGTGGGCGGCGCTTGCCCCGGACGTCGCGGCTGCGCTGCTACGCGAACTCCAGCAGCCGCCGGTCACGGTCGTGCCGCGCACGCGGGCCGAGGGCGACCCTGCCTACGTGGATGAGGTCTTCTTACAGTGCCGTCTGACGAGCGCGCTACCGGCGACGCACGCGCTCTACCGCGACGACATCGACATCGAGACGGAGCTGGAGACGAAGCGGACCTTCTCGGCGGTGCCGGGCATCGGCGAGCCGCCGGCGCCAGCCATCGAGCACGGGGAGCACGTGGACTTGCTGGGCGGCGTGCAGGGCACGGGTGAGTCGCCGACGATGTGGCGCACGTCGCTGCCCTATCCGGGGCGGCTGGTGCGGCTGGAGGCACAGGAGGCGGGCACGGTGACGGCACGGCTCTACGACGCGTCGGGGGCGCAGCTCGGCTCCGATCTGACGGCTGCGCTTGACGCGGGCGAGGGCGTTTACGTCGAGCTCGCAGACGGCGTGCAGGACTTAGAGGTGGAGACGGGCGGGGCGAGGCCCATTGCTCGCCTCGACGAAGACTCTTTGGCGGTCGTGGAGCGGGCCCAGGCCGCGGGCAGCATCACGCTGGAGGCGCTCGGGCGCGGCGTTTGGGAGGAGACGACCTACGAGCACACGACGGTCATGGGCAACACGGTCACGCTCAAGAAAGCGGTGCTGAAGCCCGAGCGCCTCGGGCAGGAGCGCGTCAAGCCGGCGGGCCACTACGCTTCATTTATCACCATCGACCACTAAGGCTATGGCAGACCAGCAAGAGGTAGCAGTACGCACCACCGAGGCGGACACGGGTGCGGAGCAGCAGCGCGCGGATGACCTCCGCGAAGCGAAGGACCGGGCCGCACAGAAGGCCGCCGAAAGCGCGAGCGCCGCGCAGTCCGCGCAGGGGGCCCGTGACACCGCACTCGCCAGTGTGGACGCTGCCGAGGCGGCAGCGGCAGACGTTGGTGCGCTCGGGGGGATCGGTGGTACCGTATCGACTTCTGGCGACTTACCCGATCCTGGCCCGCGGTCGGGAGAGTGGTGGTACGTCGTGGACGATACGGACTACTACACCTCTGACGGGTCGTCGTGGTCGCAGACGGGCACGGGCATCATTGCGCGAGATGACTTGAACCGGCGCTACTTCGACGCCGCCGCGTATGGAGCCATTGGTGACGGATCTGTCGATGATACGGCGGCGATTCAGGCCGCTATTGACGCAGTGCAAGCGGATGGCGGAGGCACCGTCTACTTGCCACGCGGCACGTATCGCATTACGGACCGCCTGCTGATAGAAGCGCACTACGTCCACCTGCGCGGGGCCGGGCGTGGGGCGACGACGCTCAAAGTCGAGGATGCCGGCAACGACTGGACCGGCTTCGAGCTTGACCCGAATAGCTCAATCCCCGACAAAAAAGCGGCAGTAGTCTTTAGCAGCGTCAGCGGTGGAAGCGTAGAAGGCCTCGGCGTGGACGGGAGTGGGTTCACGTACACGGAAGACTCACAGGAGGATGCGTGTGGGGTGCTCGTGCATGATAGCACACAGGTGGATGTTGTGTCCTGCCGCGTCACCGACGTTTTCCCGAGTCATTGGTCAACCTTCGGCGGGGAAAATGACGGCGCGCAGCTACGGTACAACGGCGTGCTTTTCATGAGGTCGAAGGGATGCGCGGCACGCTATTGCCGTGTGGACAACATCAAATACGACGGGATCACCGCGCGGGTGGGAAACGACTCGATCACCTTTGAGGGCAACTGGGTGAGCCGATGCTTCGAGTGCTTCCAATGCACGCAGCGGTATGGGCAGGCCGATCCGCAGGACCCCGCAGACAAATACAACCGCCACATACGCATCATAGCAAACTATGCGGTCGCGTCGAGAAATGGCGCGGGCGCTATCACCCTACACTCTGCGCACTCCATCGTACAGGGCAACACCTGCTACGGGAGCACCGATGGGTCGGCAGCTATTGAGCTTCGGAGAAACAGCGAGTACGTCACGGTGACGGCCAACACCATCACCAACCCCGAAGCGGATCATGCGCAGCTCGAAAGCAACGACAACCAAGGTATCGAGGTCAACGCTTGCTCACGAATCACGATCACGGGTAATGCGATCTCTTACGTAGACACCGCCCTTCTGCTCGACGGCCCGGCGGTAAAATACATCCAAGCATCCAATAATACCGTTCGGTGGGTCAACAGAGGCATCAACCACGATGCGGGGTCGGTGCCGAGATTGAATCTGATCGCTACGGCGAACATCATCCACAACGCTGCGCGACGTGGGATTACCGTTCAGGGCGCCGAGGTCACGCTCACCGACAACATCATCTATGGCCTGAGAGAGTCCGGCTCTGTCGGGATCGACATCAACCCGAGCCGGGAAGGAGGAATGGAAGACGTGGAGATCAAGGGAAACTACGTCCGGCGTATGGAAACGCCTTGGACCGGCCTCTACCCCTACGGCTACCGCACGGTCGGTATCATCCAGGGGCCATACAGCGTCAGGTCATCAGGCGTCTCTTCGGACGGGTCTTGGACGCTCATAGATGGGCTCGGCTCGATGGCACTGCGCCCCGGTGGGGTCAATAGCCAGCTTCGCACCGGCACGGGGATGATCCGGATAGAGGGCTTCAGTCCTGGTGATACCATCACGATCCAGATAGCTGACCCTGGACGAGATATTCTTCTTACGGAAACGGTCTACGAGGTCCCCGACAAATCGAACGGAAACGAGTTTGTAAAGCTAGACGGGCCGATCAAGGGCGAGAGCAAAGACGTGCAGTTCTGGGCGGTGCACGTGAAGTCTGACACCTCGTCTGGCAGTGCTCTCGTAGACCCTTACAAAAGCACAGTAGAGATCGTCGAGAACCTCAACGATGCAGAGCTTTCGGAAGTCAGGTATTGA